AGAGGCTTGCGTAACGGACTAGCCAATGAAATATTACATAACAAACTAGTGGACTTACAATGGCAGAAGTAGAATATGGTGGAATTAAGGTAGGTGGAAGTAAGTTACTCTTAATAATTCCATTACTCGGAACAATAATTGGTGGACTCTGGGGTGGTTTTGAAGTGTATCAAAGGTACTTGTCTATGGAAGAGCGTATATCTGCCTATACAGCACCAGATTTAAGTGGTATAGAACAGAACATAGCAGTCATAGAAGAAACATTAGTAAGTGTAAGTGAGTCAGTAGAACAAGCTAAAGACTATACGAGAACAATTAAGAATGATTTAAAGGATGACTTAGCTAGACAAGAAGCACTTATGGAAAGATTAGAAGATAAGGTAAATGCTTCACAAGATGAGATAGATGAAACTATTGATGTAGCCGGAGAGAGGTTTGATGCAAGAAGAGATGCCTTATATTCAGATACAGACAGAAAGATTAAAGAATTAGAGGATAGGCTTGGTGCTAAATTACAAAGAGCCTTAGATAACCCATTAGCAAATTAGGAGTTATTATGAGTAAACCAATAATAGCATTAATAGTATTAGGTGTAATTGCTTTTATAGCAGCAATGGTAATAGGTGTTGATACCTTGATGTGTGAGCCACCCTGTGTCTGATGACAGAGGCAGAAAGAAGTACCTCTAGGTGGCGATGGACTGCATTAATATTATACTTGTTAATTTGTTTTTACGATTTTCTATTTGTACCAGTATGGTACGGACTTAATAGACCAGACATCTCTCAGTTTATGGACATTATTAATTCAACAGAGGACACATTAGTACAGATGGAATTAATGAAGAAACTAACAGGACAGCACAATCCCTTTACTCTTATGGGTGGTGGGTTATTTCACTTAGCCTTCGGTGCAATCTTAACAGGTAGTGCTATTGGCTCAAATAAGTAAAGGCACTATGGAAGAGAATATTAATCGTATGCAATTGCAATTAGACAAACACTCTGGACAAATAGCAAAGCTGTTTAGTAAGATTGATGATACTAATGCTTGTATACAGAAAATAAATACATCACTTATGCAAATTAAGTGGGGAATATATGGAGCTTTTGCTTGGTATATAATCACACATATAGGAATTTTAGAAGCACTAAGGATAATGGTATGATAGCATTTTTAACAAACGTAGCACCGATAGCCCTAGGCTTTGTTGCTAAGCTAGTAGCCTTGAAGAGTCAGGCTGCTGCTGAGAATCAAAAGAGAATGATAGAGTCACTACAAGTAAGGAATGATTCTATTAATATGGCAAGAGATAGAGCAGACAAAGAATCACCTATGGCTGCTTTGAACAGAAGAGTAATTATATTTGTTATCTTAGCCTTGATTATATTTACACAGGTAGCACCGGTATTCTTTAATGTACCTACTGTTATACCTACTGTAATTAAAGGAGATGCAATATTAGGATTCCAATTAACACCGGATACTATAGAGTACATAACAGTACAAGCAGGTGCGGTACTTAAGTTTGATGAAGTATTTAGATGGGCGACTATGATTATAGAATTTTATTTTGGTGCTCAATTAGCCAAGGGGAAGTAAATGACATATAGAGGATTAATAAATCAAGTATTAATAAGACTAAGAGAAGATACTATAGATTCTGATTGGTCTGGAGATATCAACGATAGTATTACTGTCTCAACTTATCAGAAAGTTATAGGCTCCTTAGTTAATGATGCTAAGAGAAGTATAGAATCTTTTCACGACTGGATGGCTTTAAGAGAAACTAAAGATATATCTACAGTAGCAGCAACTAAAAATTATAATTTATCTTCTGGTCAAGAGTTACAAATTCTAGATGTTACTAACAACACTACTGGACATACTTTACAACCAGTAACTAAACACTATATGAATAGTATAAAGTATCCTACAGACCCAACAGGAGAACCTTCTTATTGGTGTGCTAATGGTGTTGATTCTTCTGGAAATTTAAAAGTAGATTTATCTCCAATACCTATAGCAGCAGAGACTATTTCTTTTGATATTACAAAGTATCAAGATGAATTAACTACTGCAGCCACAGTTATAAAGATACCACATCAACCAGTGATACTGGGAGCTTGGGCTCGTGCTCTTGCAGAACGTGGTGAAGATGGAGGTACTCAGTCGTCCCTAGCTGCAGAAGAGGCAGCAGCAGCATTAAGACAGGCTATCATAATAGATGGTGGTCATAATAGGTATGAACTTGATTGGTATATTACATAATGGCTAAACAATTAGTAGCACAACCCTTACCTAATTTTGGTGTTAATGGATTGAATACTCAAAGCAATCCTAATTCACTAGACCCTTCTTATCTTACGGCAGCAGAAAATATAGTATTAAGAGAGTCTGGAAGGATATCATTTCGTAAGGGATTTAAACAAAAAGTTGTTCCTAGTGGTACAACTATCAACTCTATTATAGAACACAATGACCAAGGTACTAATAAAATCTTTGCTAGTCACGGTACTAGCATCTATACTATTGATTTTACTACACCTAACGCTGCGTTTCCTGCGAGTGGTGCTGATGTAAAACATACAGTAGGAAGCACGACAGGTGATTGGCAGTTTATAAATTTTAACGAAAGACTTACTTGTATACACACAGGAGTTGTACCACAAAGATACAACGGTGCAGCAGGTTCAGGTTCTAAATGGGCAGCTTTTGATAATGCTACTAGACCTCCTACTGTTACCACGGCAGAGTTTAAACCTAGTTGTGGTTCAGGAGCTTATGGTCGTATGTGGGTTGGAGGTGTAGAAGAAGAGAAAGATGTCTTACATTATTCTGCTCTATTAGATGCTGATGATTTTACTACTGCTTCTGGAGGTGGTTCTATAGACCTAAAGAAAGTTTGGGACAAAGATGATATTATAGCTATTGCTCCATTTTATGGACAACTTGCAGTATTTGGTAAGAACAACATAGCTATATACGAGAGTCCAGATGTTATTGGTAGCATTAAACTCAATGAAGTAATTAGAGGAATAGGTTGTATTGCTAGAGATAGCGTACAAGCTATAGGTGATGATTTAGTATTCTTATCTAGCACAGGACTTAGGTCATTAGCTCGTACATCTGAAAAAGATAAAGTACCTTTAACTGATATAAGCTCTAATATTAAAGATACGCTAATAAGAAATATATCTGCTAATGATACAACTAAAATTAAATCAGTATATGTAGAGAATGAAGGTGTATATATTCTTTCTTTTACTGATGTAGGTATTAATTATGTATTTGATTTTAAACATTTCACACCTAATCAAGTACCTAGAATAACTAATTGGACATTTACTAATGATAGAGAACCTACTAGTATGACTTATACAGAATTATATGGGTTACTTGTAGGACAGAAAGATGGAGGAATAGCAGGATATGAAGGATATTTTGACACGGATTTGGCTTGGGTTAGTTCAGCAGCCAGTTATACTAATAGTAGTATTAATGCTAATGTGTCTAGTATATGGATATCTTTAAGTCAAGGTAGTGTTGCTTCTTTATTAAAGAAAATGATTTTAGTATTAGAGGGTGGTAGTGGAGCTACATTAGGTTTAAGGTGGTATAAAGATTTTAGTCCTACTTCATCAGTAACAACATCTATACCTCTAAGACCTGCAACTACAGGAACAACAGCTTTATATGGTAATGCTGCTTCTCTTTATGGTGCTTCAAAGTTTACACCTATATATGGATTACGAGAATATAATACACACCTTTCAGGTAGTGCTAAAACATTAAAACTTAATATGTCATTAGTAAGTAATGGTTACAATGCTTCAATACAAGATTTATCAATTTTACATTTACAAGGGAAAATACGATGAGTAATTATACTTTAGCAGTCAATTGGTCAGGTAAGGATGCACTTTCGGATAGTGATGCTGCGAAAGTAATTTCTGGCTCTGACTTTAATACTGAATTTACAACAATAAGAACAGCAGTTAATTCTAAAGCTGATACCAATGGTGATAGTGGAGAGGATTTCGCTAGTAATAACGCAACAGTAGCAGGTACTTTAACTGTAACTGGAATTCCAACTATACCTACAGCAGCAGAAGGAACAAATACAACACAAGCAGCAAGTACAGCTTTTGTAAAGACAGCAGCAGATGCTTTAAATGCAGCAGCTTATCCAGTAGGTGCAATATTTACTACAACAGCAGTTTATGCTGATTCAGCAGCAGTTGTTGCAGCAATAGGTGGAACGACTTGGGTAGCCTTTGGAGCAGGTAAGGTACTTGTAGGATTAGATTCTGGTGATTCAGACTTTGATACAGTAAATGAAACTGGTGGTTCTAAAGCACCAACTACAGGAAGTCACACACTTACATCTTCTGAAATACCAAGCCATACGCATACTGTACAACAAGTAGATGGAAGTAGTGCGGGTTCTTTCTCAGGAGCTACAGGTTCTAGTATGAAAACAAATCAAGGTACTATAACCACTTCATCAACAGGTGGTGGTGGTGGACACACTCACACAAGTACCACAGTACAACCATACATCGTAGTATACTTTTGGAAACGCACAGCATAGGAGAATAGAGAATGTCAGTATATCAATCATCAACAGCATACCAAGCACCAAACCAAGCTGCGGGAATGTCTGGTTCAAATACAGTATCAGGAAGTGGCTTTAGAAAGGCAACTCCAGGAAATCCCGGAGGTTCTGGTGGAGGTAGTGGTCTTCTAGGAGACTTAATGAAGATGGCACTAGCTAATAAAGGTCGTAAAAATATGGCTGATATTTATAGAGAGAATAGAGACTACAATAAAATGATTATGGACGAGGCTTATGATAGGTCTCTTCCTTGGAGTAGCCAAGGTCCTGCCGGTAATGTAACTTTTGATGCTGAAGGTAAAGCTATAGATATGGAGCTAGACGAGGATGTCCAAGCTATTATGGACACTTGGCTTAGACAGGGGCAGAGAGCAGGAGATGAACTTGCTGCCTTTGATATGGAAGGAGCTAGGAAAGACCAAATTAGAATGTTTGATGAGGCGAACGCATTCAGAGATAGGCAAGATAGACAGCGTGTAGCCGAACAAAATTATGCTAGAGGTATAGAAGGCACAGGAGCTATGTATGCTAATATGGCATTAGGAGAGCAGGTCAATCAACGCAGATTACAAGAAGCAATAGCTGCTGACCAGTTAGCTATGGGCAAAAGACAGATGTTATCTGGGGAATCTATCGCTCAAGGTAACGCAGGGATAGATGCAGTTAGAATGTTAATGGCTCAAGGTGATTTATCAAGAGCTGTAGGTCAAGGCTCTCACACAGGAGTAAATGCTGAAGGTGTATCACTGGCTTCTATGGCACTAGCAGATACTAAAGCAGGATACTGGAGTGGATTAATGGGTGGTATAGCTAACAAATCAAGCGGAAGTCCATCATCAAGTGGTAGTGGAGGAGGATTCCTCAGTGACCTGATGAAAAATTTCTCAATATTTACATAAGGAAAGGTTATGGCAGAAGAAGATTTAATGTTTACTAGTGTATATGATGCTGCAACTGCAGACAATGTAGCTGTTAGAAATAACGCAGTTAATACAGCAGCAGCCGGGAGAGGTATGGTTGGAGCTTATGGTAGTGCTCTAGCAGG